GCGGGGAAGCGGGGAAGCGGGGAAGCGGGGAAGCGGGGAAGCTATGGACGATCGTTACCACATAAAAAACGGGGAAGCTATGGACGATCGTTACCACATAAAAAACGGGGAAGCGCTTCCGCGCTTCCCCGCTTCCCCCGCTTAGCTTAGCTTGTGTAATCGTCCATAGCTTCCGCGCTTACATCCACTATAAGAACGTGTTTGCTTAGCGCTAACCATTGCGCTTCCGTTATCCCGTTACTTTTCGCGCGGTTGCATAGTGTACAATCCGCGCTTAAGTTATCCCGTGTAAGGTTGCCACCTAATGAACGGGGTATACCGTGGCAGATATCTAATGTAATAGCGCTTCCGTGTTTTGGGCAAGTATCATTAACGCTTAAGCGATAACGCTTCACTAATTCACTTACGCTTCGATGTGGTAAGCGTTGAAAAGCACTACTCCCCCCAAAGCTACCAATACCGTCCACAATCACTGGTACGGGGTACTGCGCTTTCATCGCGTCCACAATCTGAAAGCTAACGAAAGCGCTTACCGCGTCCACGCTTCCCCGGGAATATATCCAACCGGCAACGGGAAGCGGAAGAACCAATCTTCCCGTTTTTTCAAAAAACGTGGCAACGGGAAGCGCACTAGTGATAACATCATAAGCTTTCATTACTTGACACCTTTCAACAATACAATTGAAGCTTCAAAAGCTTCACTATCACGCTTTAAGATACCGCGCGCATAATCGTATGATGCGCGCTTAGCTTCCGCGCGTTCTTCCGCTTCCCGGGTTGCGTAGCATACCCCACTAGTGCTTACCATGAAAAATGCGTAAGCTTTGGCGTTATCCGCTTCGATGCTCATGCGCTTCACCCAAAGCGCGGAAGCGCGCTTAGCGCGGTAAGCGCTTACCATGATGAGAAAAGCTTTCCAACGGTTCATATCCAACCACCTTTCATTATCACCCGGTTACCACTTGCAACCGTTTTTGGTGATGCTTAAGCTTACCATAGCTTCACCGCTGCAAACATTACAAATACATTACGGGAAGGTGATAAAAACCTGATACGCCGACGCGCCAGCGAAGCTACACACATACTCAGAAATTTTGAAAAAAGGCCCTTTGGTTCCACAAAAACCCTACAGAATTATTTTGAAAAGCCTCCTGTTCGTTTTGTCCTGTTGAACAAAAATATTCTAAAAAGAACTCTCCAGTTCTAATAGTACTATATTTCACAATGTAAATGAGAACAAAAAAGAACCACCCTGTTCCATCAAGAACAGAGTGGCTCAGGAGACCCCCTAGGATGCCCCAGGAGGCACGAAAATATCCAAGTGGTATGATTGTATGGTTAGCGTAAACAGAACGCCTCCCAAGTCATTTCTAGCATGTCTTTGATGAACGCGCCCTGGCCCGCCGCGGGCCATTCGGGATGAATCTGCCAGTTGAGCTCTACCGGTGCGTCAGACCAGATGCGTTTGAGTGTATCAGATATCTTCTGATTCTCAACCGTCTCCGTAACCGTACCAGCGAGATTATTTGCAAAAGTAAGCTCATGCGTATCAATGTTATAGGAAAAATCAGTGATTATCATTCCATGGCCATACGGATGATTTGATACAATCTTAAAGCCGCAAGCGTCAATATTGTAGAATCCAAAATCAGCTTGAATAATTCGCTCATAGTAGCTCACTGCTCAATCTCCCAAAACGATTTATGTTGAATGCCAAAAGGGTCAATAATCTGAATGCGGTTCGGGCCAAAAGACTCCCGCGCGAGCAGTTCAGCCATGTATTCACGAATCGGCTTAATCTTATGGTATAGAGTGCTTACCGAACCCTCTTCGAAAAAGAGTGAAACTACGTTATCATCACGCGTGAGAGAGAACTGCACCGTGTACCCCTCTGCTTCATTTGTACCGCTGAAGCGAATCAGTGCAGGTTCGGTGTAGTTTACATGGTAGATATTAAAGGTCATAGAAGCGCCCATTCTACCTCCTCAGGCGAAACAATAGTCTCAATATCACCATAGGTATAGAGGATAATGTAGCCACTCGTATTCTTCAGCATAATACCGACAAAGAACGCATAGGTGTTTTTAAACAATTTCCGGCGGATGAGCACAGTGCTTTCATCAAGGTCAGGACTCTGGGGCATTGAACGCGACCAGAGTAATGTTTGTTCAGTCATTACAGTTTCCTTGTATCTGTCACAAAAATATTGACGCCATCCTCGTCGGCAAGGTCTTGCCAGAACTGATTGAGTACGTCATTGGTGTGCAGTTGAATAAGATAAAGAGAATCGTTGCGATTCGTAAAAACCGGTGCATTAAATTCGCGCTCAAGCGTGCGGCACAACTTATATATCTTTAGGTCGTCTGCCCACTTTTTTAGTTCGAGTTGCACGGTGATAAGCTTTAAGGGAATCTGCTCCTTCCCCGATGAATTTAGCAGGCGTACCGTCGGCATTATAAACCTCTCCTTTTGCATAGATAGTGAATACAGAAATCTTCCCGTCTCGTCCCTTAACCTCGTAGTGATACTCGTTTGGTTTAGCGTTCGACATAAACCACCGTGATAACAAGCTGACCATTTAAAATAGCAGGCGGGGAAATGTTCATAATCTTACATTTTGCTTGAACACTCGTAACCCAAGTGTTTACTACCAGCTCAACTTCATTGAGATTGTAATGGTCAAAATAAAACATTTTCATGTACATAGGAAAAAATCTCCTTCTTTATTATTTTTTTATTACATACGGTGGAAACGTCGGGTACTCTTTAAGTTGCCACCAATCCCCATCGTAGTAATCAGCGCGCTCTAGCCAGCGCCCGTTTGTTAGCCATACGGTACCAAACATGGCTTGAGAACCCCAAGGGTCCGTATTCTCAAAGTCAAGCTTCTCTAAAAATGTTTGAAACTCGTTCAAATTATAATTTACCGGAAGCAGAATCTGCTGAATATCCCCTAAATTCCAGTTCGTACAGCGATTAATATCTGCGGCAACTATTTCTCCTGTCGATAGCTCGTATTTCCGAAAGATATCTAAAAGCTCTTCTAATACGTTAGTCACGTCAGTATCCTTCTTTATTATTGTGTCAAATCAGGTGGGATTGGTGGATAACTATGAAAGTCCCACCACTCCGAGCCGTCGTATTCGCCTCGTGTTAGCCAGCGCCCCTCGGTAAGCCAGACCATGCCAAAAAGGTTCTGTGTTCCCCAGCCGTCATGATACTCGAAGTCAAGCATTTCCCAGAAGACTTTTCTATCTTCTTTTGTTGCACCTACCGGTAGCTTAATTGTTCTATCCGGTTCTTCGGTAAGTAACAAACCGTAGGCTATGTCTGCGGCAATAATTTCTTTAATAGACACATTGTTTGCTTTGAGTACACGCCGTAACTCATTCTTTGCGTTGTCCATCTGGCTTCCTTTCTAGTGCTCTAACATCTTATCGAAAAATTTGAGCCAATCGTGCTCAGTCATTTGCGGGGAAGTTGATATCACAACAGAATCTGACACCCCGTCTTCACGTACAGAAAATATAAAGTTTGTCGTTTCAAATGCTGTGCTAAGAATTTTTGCAACAATCAAATGACGACCGACTGAAGTGTATACAATCGTGTTACGAACGTCGTAATACTGGTCGATTTTTTGCATCACGTTATTGTAATAGTCTTTAATGACTATCTCTAGTGCGTGATACAGCATAAACTTATACCGAGTGCTTATGTCCGCATGATACGAGGATTTCAAGTCTAACAAACGTTCTTTTACTTCCACACTACCGACCTTTCGTTATTATCAATGCCCTAGCATGTGAACAATGGTCGCACGCTTTACCTTATTATACTCGAATCCCCCGAACCTGTCAAGCTTCTCTCGTATAACACCAGTCAAATAGGTAAATGTCTCTACACTACTCAACTCTCCATTCCATAACCCGGACGTTTTACGCCCAATCATCTTTGGTACAAGTGAATTATCCCCATAAATTTTCACAAAAAAGTCTTGAGGATTATCATATAACATAAGCAAACGGCGGAGCGCCCGTAATAACACGGTAAACTCCGCCTGGTTGCTATCTCCTACGCCATCCATGTCATATTGCTGGTGATACACCAGCTGACTCTCATCTACAAAGTCAACAAAGACTTTGAAGCTTCCGTGGACTGTGCCACCGTCGAAGTAGAGGTGGATGGTCTGCATAGGCTATTCTGCTTGTCCGGAAATACCATCCAGCAGACTAGTTTGATACCAAATCTTTTCGACCGAGGCACGCTCACCCTGAGCCAAGAAGACCGAGCCATCTTGGTAGTTCAGCGGGCCGGTGAAAAGGCTATTACCTTCGGCGAGGAAGGAAATAAACGTGTCCAACTTGTCACCCTGGGTCAAAGCCTTACCAGTCTTGAAACCAATGCCACTCGTGTCTGGGTTGTTCATGTCTTCCCAGTTTGGCCCAAACAACTCAAAGCTACCCTTCCAGGTGCCTTCTTTAACTTGCTTTGCCATCTTCATGTACTCTGGGTACCAGTTGAAGTATGGAACACCAAGACATGCGTCTGGGCCACGTTCACAAGCGGTTTCGTGGTCGTATGGGAGTGCCCATACTTCCTTACCAGCGGCGCGTGCCTTAGCGGCTTCAATGATTGCGTCTGGGGTGTCAATACCCGAGATGACTACATCGTTACCCTGCGTAATGAAGTCGTTCATAATCTTCGTGGGGTCCAGCGTTACACCGGGAATATTGAACCAGAAGCCAACCCAAGTAACCGTGAACTGCAACTTTGACGGGTCTTCACCGCGCAATGCAGTCCAACAGTAGTTAGCGCCGAGATAGGCGGCGTTCACCAGTCGGCGGGTTTCATCGTTAATCAATGGTCCGAGGTAGGCGACCTTACCAGTGTTGGTTTGAAGGGCGGCGGCACAACCGGCAATCATCTTGCCATATTCCATCTGACCCATCAAATTGCCGAGGTTAGCCGGAGCTTTGCCGCTCATCACGTCGTCACCCGAAGCGTGGATAAAGTTAACATTTGGATTAGCCTTCGCTGCCTCGCGAATACCGTCCTTAAAGTCATCAGAGTTTGCGATAACCATTGTCGCACCCTGGTCAATCAATTCCTGTGCAACTTGCTCGACCTTAACGTTTGGTCGGTCAGCCGGGTTTACTTTATCCACATAGAGGAACTTAATACCGGCGTCAGCTTCGACACGCTTCATTGCGTCGTAGTGAGCCTGACTCCAACCACCATCATTAATAGGTCCAACCAGAATCATACCAATGGTCGTTTTTGCTTCCTTTGGTGCTGCGGCAGTACCACATGCTGCCAGGACTACAATAGCCAAGATGAGAAAAAGATTTCGAACTGCTTTCATAGACTCTCCTAATAAAATTATTCCCTCATTTCTGAGGACTCACGTAGTATAACACACTATAAAAGACTTGTCAAATATAAAAAAAAATCGCCCCCTACTTTCGTAGGGGGCTTTGGTTACCCTTGGGCTGACGTTACATCAACACTAACAGATAACTGTTCAGGCTTACGTTCATCAAGTATGTTTCGTGCAGTTTCTTTATCAACAGAATCCTCAATTGATTGAGATACCCGGTCTTTTGCTAGATTTGCAAGAACATCTTGTGGGTACATAAATTGATGTAAGTTTAGTGCACGGAAGAATGTAAAGTACACTGTCTGCGAGATGGTAAACAGTGTAACAAAGTTCTGTACCATATTGCTCATATCCAACTTACCCTCAATATATGCCATCAGTGTTGCCGCGATGATTGACAAACAGGCGGCTAGACCAAACTTAAAGTATGATGGCCAAGAGACTCGTTGTAACCAAAGAACTACTACTGGAATAATAGTCCCGGTTAGCATAGATAAAATTAGTTGTGCTGCGTTATTTTCTGGCATTTAAAATCCTTTCTAAGCTTTCGCTTACTTCTCGTAATCTATTTTCTAAGTAGTCGATGCGTGTACTCATTTGCGCTTTTTGTCTTTCGAGGTCAGCGACTTTAGCGGATAGTTCAGTTTGCTTCTGTACCTCACGTTGATTAACTATAATTAAATCTTGATTTCTCTCTCGGAGAGCAGTGTTTTCTGCTTCAAGTGCTTCAATACGTGATGAATGTACATTAAGTAACTGAAGAAGGTCTTCTCTGAATTGTTTTTCGGCGGTCTGCTTTGAATTCTTTACAGCAACAAAAGTTCCTATAAATCCCGTGATTAGTCCTCCAATAACCCCGTAAACGCTTGTAACGTCTGTTTGATTATCCATGTTACTCCACAAATTTTTTTGTTGCTAACAAGGGCTCATAAATATAGCCGAGTGAATTCACAAATCTCCAACGATTGTTCTCATCTATTGACTCGCCAAAAACGACGTCGCCATTGAAGGAGAACACAGTCGCGTCTTGTTTAATAGTTGCTAGTATTTTGCTGTCCCGTGTTGGACTCTCTCGAATGTTTGCATTGCTTGTAGCTTTATAAATTGAGTATGGTCGGTGAAAGTTTTTTGCCCAGTAGTTAAACCCGTCATCGGAAATACCAGATGGGTCTATTTTTCTTCCGGGAGGTATAGCAATTCCTCTGTGTGTAACTTTTTCTAGCCTAATATACAAGCGAGCTAGTTCCGTAATTGCATCCCACATTTCGCCTGTCCACACACCTTCTGAGGGGCTGAAGTGAACTTCAACCCCAATAGCATGTGGATTACCATACTTTGTAATATCTTTTGTTTTACCAGTATGCCACGCCATAAATTTCATCGGGTCTAGCATCTGTACAATATCACCGGTTTTACTAACAATATAGTGAGCACTAACATCAGGAGAATTAATAAGATAGTTTAGTTCAGCATTGAAAGAACTACCGGCTTTTCCGTTTGTTGTATGAATTACTAGACTGCTGTACGGTAATGTCTGGCTCCTCGGGCTGTATCCCGTCCCCGGTGGGAGTTTGTTGTTCTTCTGGTATTCTGGTTTGATTGTTATCATCTGTTGGCAGTTCCTCAACTTCTGTATCAATTTTTTCTTGCTCATCTTCGTAGGTTGTTCCGTACAGTTGAGCAATTGTATCCTTACTAATCGCGCCAATTTGCTGAGCTTGAATTGCAAGTTGTGTCAAAGCTGTAATATCTTGCAATGCAATTGGGCTAAAAAATGGTTTTGGGTACCAAGAAAATCCATTCTTATCTGCAAGTTCTTTGTAGAATCCTTCAATCCAAGCAAGGATTGAATCACGAATATCATTAAGTGTGGAAATTGGACCCAGGCTTGCCATCTTATTATCAGTAGAGTTACTTCGAAGTGTTTCACCAACCGCTAGAATACGGGGGAAACCAAGTGCGAGAAAGATGTCTGCGTTTGGCTCAACATATTTTGCCTCGTTCAAAAGTGCTTCTACAGGTGGAGTTACCCAGGCTACTTCAACAGTATGGTTTGTGAAGAAGTTGAAAACTCTGTCACCCGTAACAGATGCCGTAGCAAGCACGGACTCTGTCGCTTTAATATCATCATCAGTTGCTGGGAATTTATCGGAACCTACTTTAACTTGACGTAATAATTCAGATGCTCGGGCTGCAATACTTCTATCCATAAGCTTTAAGTAATACTTATGCTGCAAAGCAAAAAGAGCATTCTGAAGATATGGTTTTGGGTAATCCTTGTAAGAACGCAACTTACGATAGATTGGGCGTGCGTTTGGAAGAGGAAAGATTCTTTGCCCTTTCTCTACAGCCCGCACATATGCTGGGTACTCACGCACCAGCGAAACGTAGCCGTCTCTATCGTCAGAGCCGTCCTTACGCTTACCTTTAGTAAGAATGAAATCAATCTCTTCTTGAGGTATGCGAATGTAGACAGCGCGCTCCATACCTACAGGCTTTTTGCGGAGTTCGATAAATTCAACATTACGAATCCAGAAATTAGTGGGAAACTGAACACGCTTTCTTCCAAGACTTTCATCAACTTTATTACCCATAATTGTCTCAAATGTCATTTCTGGGACAACCATGCCGTGAATAAAGTAGTCAAGCGCCATTGATTTGAGGTACGGTTGAATATACTCGGCAACTGCGTCAAAATATTTCACAGAATTATCTGGATTTGTTCTATCTCGGCGATTGCGTAGCTTTGTTACTGCCATATCAACCATGCGCTCAATAACTGTTCCAACAATGGTGTCTGTTTCATAAAAGTAGCGACAGTACTTAATATATTCATGATACGTGTATTCACGCGAATTATCAAATGGTGTTACAGTTGGGTCATAATATCCAGCTATATACTGGCCATTTACCATGAATGGGGTAGGCGCAATAGAGGCTACTGCTTTGGCTAATCCTGATTCCATTTATCTCTCCGTAATTTTAATTGCGGGTCTTCCTAATTTTACTGATTCTACAATTGTTTGTGGTTTAGAGCGTTGCCCATATATAAAACAAAGATAACTAGCAAAAATGTGGTCATCGTCGGATGCACCGGAACCCCGTTCGCTCATAATAAAGTAATTATCTGAGCCAGTAATTCTTTTTTGTCTCGTAAGACGTTCTAGCTGAGAAATACCCTCAACATCAATTTCTGAAAAAATAAGCTGGCCTTCAGTAATAATCCGTGCCAGTTCTTTAGAGCCCCATGAACGAAAGACTTCAGTGAGCTCAGAATCGTCGTCTGTTCTCCCAACTGACACGCGCTCATTAAAAAGTACGCTAACCACTCGTTCAGAGTATTTGGTTCCTGCATAATCTTCTCTCGATAGTAAGGATTGAACTATTCCTGCTCCACCGCCACCAGCTCCAACGTCAATAGATATTTTTGATGGATTATAGAACTTTGTTAAGTAGTGAATAATTCGCTCTTGTTCAGGGTAATCAATCTTTGTAAGACGATGTCTGATAAAGGTTCTATAAAGCCCGTCTTTCACACCGATGATGTGAATGAGAGTTGGGTCAGTGAAGCCTGTGTCTATGCTAAATACAATTGTGTCTTGGTCTTTGATTGGCTGTAACTTAAGTACATCTTCAAACTTTCTTCCCTTTGACTTATCGTTACCAGAGTAACGAAACGAGTAAAACTCAAACGGTTCTGTTGTAAACGCGTCTCTCGGGATAACCTGAAATGAAGCTGAGCCGTGTTTGCCAAGGACAAGCTGTTGAAAAATATCTTCTTCAATACCCCCATATTTACGTAAACTATCATTCCAGTCGTCTAGTGTAAAATATGGATTGTTTGGTGCTGGTATTCTGTACTTTTTAAACTTTGGTCTACGGATGTCAAGGTCAAATAAAGCGCTGTTTCTTAGACCGTTTGGCACACCAACGTAGATTTCCTGAACTTTATCTTCCCATGTATTGAGTGTGGGTTGTAGTTGATTAAACGCAGTCATTGAAAACAACTGCATTTCGTCACCGGTAATCTTTGGGATATGCAGACCAACCAAGTTATTACTTTCACGGGAGCCTGCGATACGCGCGTAAAACCGGTGGTTTCTATCACCAAATTTAAAGTCAAGAGTTCCTTTAGACCTATTCACATTATTACCGAGAAAGTCTTTTAGCATCGGCGATGTTGTGAATTTTAAAATAACCCTATCCAAAAGAGGGGTTAACTGATTGGTATTTGGTGTTGTTAGTAACTGCTCTGAAGTTTTTGGAAACTCAATGTCGTTATTTAAGATTTGATATGTAAGCAAGTCTTCCACAATAACAGAGTTATGAACAACAATGTAATCACTAATATATGTTTCATCTGTATACACGTGAACTGCGTATGTTTGGATGTTGTAATTTCGGGTTGTTCTTTTTGTGATTGGTTCCCAGCGAACATTAGCCGCCGGCTCAACCAAATCAATTTTTGGACTACTCACCTGAACTCCAGGTAACTTAAACGTAGACCAGAATCTATGAGCGTTTTCTGGGTCTAACGTTTCAATCAACCAGATTGTATCATCAAACTTGTAATTATGTTTTTCTTCACGTCTTTTATTTGTTGGCGTAAGCTTGGTATTTATTCCAAAATACATTAATAATTCTTGAAAGTCTGTTGCATATTTCTCATTAAACACCTCAATAGAGACACTATTGAGACTATGCTTTCCATATTGAGCAAAGGCTGCCTCTAGGAATACTTTAATATTATCTAATTTTTCTGTTTTTAAGTACTCTAGGTTTGCAATTCTCCGCTCTCTCTTTCCGAGTGTTCCTGTTTCCCTGCGTAACTGCATAAGGTAGTGGCGTGTTTGACCAGTTTTTATTCTTTCTAAATTGAATACACCATTATCCTCTCGTATTACAAGATACGTGTTGTCAGCAATAAACCGAAGTTCTTCAGCTATTTTAGAGAATCGTGGTTTAATTCCCATATACCCTTTAAGGCGGATACCGTTTAGAGAATCATATCCCATTAGTCTAAGCTCAAACCATGAAAAACTATCTTTTGTACAGTGATTTGTCGGTAGGTTATTTGCTACACCGATAAGGTCACCGACTTTTAAATCACCTGCAACAACAAACCCATTAGGTGTAAGAATTGGGTGATTAAACGTGCATTCGACTGAGTTCCCGGAACTCGTAAAGAACTTACTTACTTTAGACCACTTATCACGCGTAATAACAGCGCGTCGTTGTCGCCAGTTTCCATGAATATCGTAGGCATAAGTTAGAAACGCTTTTCCCTCTAAGTGAAGTAGGTTGCTAATTGTTTTGAAGCCATCCGCAGTATAAATCTTTGAGCTTCCTGGCTGACATTTACCAATTGAACGTCCGCCAGTAATTACGATATGTTTATTTTGGTCAGTAAGAATTTCTCTTTGATATGGCCTATGATGAAAATCGTCAGCAGGCCAATTATTTTTATTCATATCCCCATTATTTGTAGACCGAAGAAATTCAGATAGCCACACAGGGTCTTCAATAATTTCAAGGAGGGCTAACTCGGCATCATCAATTTTCTTCTGCAACGCCATCGTCTTGCTCCTCTATAATAAATACCTCGTCTTCACTCTGTGTTTGTGGCTGGTCTTCCGATTTACTTGGCTGTACGACTTCATATAGATACTGCTTTCTCCATTTGTAATCTTTAATGTCAAAGAAGATTCCTTCTGCCTCTGCTTTTCGCGAAGCTATGACTCTCTTACTACACTGACTACATTGAGTCTCAAAGTGAAAAGCTGTATGCTCCATAACTGGGGAAAATCTAGCTAATAATATTTTGCAGTCGGGGCAGTATACCTTTACTAGACGTTTCTCTAAGAAGTTTTGTGCGGTTACTTTTAGGTTCGTAATATATGCCCCAATACTGTCACTAGCCTCAGACTTTCTTGTCTTACGGTCAAGTGCAAGAGCACGTTCAATTTGTAAATTTCTTTCAATAAGGTCGCGCATCGCGTTACCCATTTTTTGAATTGCTTCAATATTACCAAGTGCGCCATCTTCTGTCATTATAAGAAGCTCTGATTGAAGTCTTTCTACAATGACCTGATTATTAATCAGCATATCAAGATTGGCGCGGTCATTTGGAGAATTGAGTGTTTCCAAGTCGTACTTATTGCTATAATCAGCAAGAATTTCTTGGAACCTTGATTGTTTTGCCATTATTCTCCCCTTTAACTAAAATAAACGGGGTAGTCTACGAGGAATTTTCACTAAACTATAGTGAAACCCATAGTAAACTACCCCTCTATTAATATACCCTATTTTTGTGTCAGCGTACTGGGCACGCCCCGCCTACGCAATCAGGGTCAAACTCGTCTTCTTCTGTCTGTACAGACTCTCTACGAAGAAGCTCTGTGGTAATCATTTCCCAAGAAATATGTTCAATGTCTGACTTGCGGATTTCATACTCGGCACGGTCAATCTCTTCGTAAGGCATCAACGGATACGCTCCCGTGTACTTAGGTAAGAAAGAAACACCGATGTAATCATCCCAATTTTCGAGAATTGCTTTAATCAGTCCATCAACTTCATCGGGATTAAAAGTAATCGTGATAGAAGTGTTGTGGTCAGTCCAGTACTTTTGCAAAGCTAGATACCGGTTGAGTTGAGCAACAGCTGTTTCCTCGTTGGCTGACTTCTTCGCAGAAGTTTGAATTGGAAACTCAATAACCCAAGTCTGCGCTTTGTCAAGCACTTGCATACGCTCAAAATTACTGAGCTTACGAAATTCTTCGGGGCGCATTGTATTTGCTTCTGGATACACAGGGTATCCAACCGCTAACATTGTCTTAGCCAATGGGTCAAAGCTGGAAATACGAACGCGGCGAATATAGTATGGTGCGTAAGAAGCGTGTGCTCCCGAAGATACTGTAGGAAGCTGGGCGATTGTACCACTTGGCTTAACCGTAGTAACAAGAAGAGGGGTTGGAATACGCATTTCTGAGGCATATACTTCAGCTTCTTGGTTAGCTACTTCACGAGCAAGGTCAAGGAAATATTTCAACTTAATATCTTCATATTTACCACCATCAAGATGACTTGCATGCAAAATAGGCACAATCGAATTTTCGTTCGTTGTATCAACGTCCAAAGCGTCCATTGCTTCGACATACCCAGTAAAAGATACACCAGTTAGTCGGTCACGCTTCTGAACTTCATCCCAATGCGGAAGCTCTAAAGTGACATTAGTCATGCGTAATCCAACACGCGTGGCAAGCTTAATGGCTTGTGAGAACTTATACATATCAAGAACTTTCAAACCATTGACATCAATAACGTAGGCAGCTACGTTAATTTCACTTAGATTACAGACACCGTTATCAGCCAGTAGAATTTCTGCACAAGGATTTGTTCCGGCATAGTATGGTCTACGCACCGAAGCGGCTTGAGCATTAATAAAACCGGGTTCTCCGTTGTTGATAACACGATTAAAGATTTCACGCAATTGTTCAGCTGTCGGCTTTTTTGTGAAGTAGACCGAGTTATTACTCATTGACCGGTATGTCAGCTCTGACTTTGTTGGGTCAGTCCAAAGGTCGACCTTTGCATCCATAACTGCTTTATCATCAATAGAAAACAGTGTAATCTCACTTGAGCGCCTAACACCACCAACAACTACACAAGAACCAATAATGTTCATAATATCCATTGCCTGGACAGTATCCATAGCAGAACCGCCACGACAAACAACTTTGTGAATTTGTTTAAACATAGTACGAAGTGCAGTGTGCCCAGAGGCTCGTCCACCAAACGTCTTTAACAACTCTCCCTGAGGGCGAACACTATCGTAGTTAATCATAATAGACTCTACGGGTTCTTGACTAGTAAGCGCGTCAAAGTAGATGCGCAGTGCATCAACCCAGCCTTCTTTTGAATCTCCGACAACAATATACACGCTATCTGACTCTCGATAGACTTGAGTTTGTTCAATACGGTCTTCTTTCTTTTCTTTCGGATGATACGGCTTGTGTGCTACAACAACTCTTGAGTTAATTTTAGGGAGCTGTGCAACATCCTCCGGTAGGATACGAAAACCAACCCCTGTGCCGAGCATCATTAGATAGAAGGCATCAACAAACGCTTCCAAACTATCGACAACAGTAAAGGAACAATTGAAGTTACTTAGTGGAAATTTATTTGCGGCCTCAGTACCTCCAATCCACATAGTACGCCCAGCCGTAAATAGACGGAGGTTAAACATTTCTTCAAACAAGTTTTGCGCCTCAACCTGCAATTCGTTAAATGTAGCCGGTCCCTTATACAGACCCATGCTGTACTCAACAACTCTACGACATGTTTCTTTCCAATGCTCGCGACGTCCTTTATTAGCATCAAAGCGAGAGTATGTTCTTAGATAAACAAACTGACCGAGGATACTATTCCATTTTGGATTATCTGGGTATTTATCCAAAAACGTATTCCACAAAAAATTAAGAGGCTTCAAACTCATTCTGTTCTCCTGTTTCATTTATTTCAACGGATGGGCGAGCGAGGTCTACAAAAGTAAAGTCACTCAGCATCCGCTTTGTTTCATCTAAGTAGCGAAGATTATTTACGTATAGCACCATGCTATTATGAACTTTCTGTCTAAATACTAAGGGCTCTTCAAGAGCATATGGTATTGACATAGCATAAGTTTGACAGTCTTCTGTATTTTGAGCTGATACAGAAAATCTGATAGAAAATGAGCAGGTGTCTTCACTGAACACCCACTCATTAATTGAAAATTTGTGCTTTTGCATTAGCGTTTATCTCCGCTACCCTTAATTACACCCCGGTTTGACCGGTCGGTTAACTTAGCGTAATTAGCGTAAAAGATATCACTGATAGTAACTCCAAGGTCATCTGCAACTGCGGTGACATACCATAGAACATCGCCAAGCTCTGAAATCAAGTCTTCAAAGCGCTCTGGAGTTAATTGACCGGCATCATCGCGCATAATCTTTTTTAATTTACCAGCAACCTCACCAGCCTCATTCGCTAGCCCAAGAATAGGGTATACAAGAGAATATTCTCGGTCATATACCTTTGTTGAACGAACAAACATTTGATATTTATCGAGACTTTCAAGCTTCTCTCCATCAATAATATTTTCTTCCATTACTTACCCCACTTACCCTTTCTTAAAATCATAGTAATTATAGCATAGTTTGCCAAATCTAGCAAGGTGTCATCAATAGATTCATTCTTCGGGTCTTTCAACGCAGAGAATTTACCCGTACCAATATCAAATCCCATAAGATTCATTAGGCGAGCCGTCTTATCCCATAGGCGGGTGATAGCTCCAAGTTCACCAGTACCACGCATATTCCACGGAGAATAATCCTCCATTTTCATTTTATACGTATCAAGCATGTTTTGAATAATATCTTCAAATGCGGCGGTCTGCTCAGGGTACCTCTCTGTTTCGACGTAAGCAGTTTTCCGGGAACCGTAGTTAGCGTAGTTGGTATCGTACTCTCGGTCTAGTCTGGCGGCTGCTTTATATACTTCTTGAAGACCATCTTCCATATCTTGAGGTGGTCCCCAAACTCTTCCAGCTTCTTTCATAATCTCAGACAGATTCAGTTTAGTTCCGCCCCAATTATCCTCAACACCATAATCACTCATTATTTTTTACCTCACATTCTATAATCTGCTCACCTAACCATTTGATAACAGGGACAGAGACTGCGTTACCAAGTTGTTTATAACGCTCGGTCATGCTACATCCAGCAGTCCAATTATCCGGAAATCCTTGTAGACGTTCACACTCTACTGGTGTTAATCTACGTAAACCGACGAGTGGTATACTATTTCCACCCGTCCCCATTCTAGCTAAAAGCGTTGGTGAGAGTGTCTGGTCCTTACAAATTCTCACTGGATTATCTGCATGACACATTTCCCAAATAATGCTTTCGACTGTCGTGGTTGACAGCGTGTGTGTCTTTTCTTTTATAACAGTCATCATTGGACTTTGATTATTTATTGCGTGTGCGATTGTTCTAACGCTAACTTTATCTTGTCCAACATCACCTGCGGTATTGGGCGCTTCTTTCTCTCCGCCCTCTGTATCAGACCGCGCAGAGCTTTCGTGCTTAAAGAGTAACCCGCAGGCACGTTTGTTTCCAAAACTTGCGACAATAAACACTCTTTTTCTACGCTGGGCAAGCCCGAATCGGCTAGAGTCAAGTACTCTCCATCCCACGCCATACCCGCGTTTTGCCAACCATTGAATGATTGTGGCAAAATCTCTTCCTCCTGCTGAAGTGAGTAGTCCCGGAACGTTTTCAATAATAACCCACTTTGGTTCAACGTCATTAATAACTCTTTTAAACTCAAACCAGAGCCCAGAGCGTTCCCCCGCGAGTCCAGCTCGTTTCCCTGAGCGACTAACGTCTTGACAGGGAAATCCTCCGCATATAACATCAAAGTCTCCTTTACTGAAGTTTAAATCTTTAACATCAGCGTATAATACAGCATTTGGAAAATTGCGCTTAAGTATCTGTTGCGCCTTTTTATCTATCTCGCAAGTGGCTTTAATTTCAAACCCGGCGCGCTCTAATCCAAGGTCAAATCCACCAATACCAGAAAATAAGCTAAGTACTTTCATTCAACTTCACCTCAGCAAAAATATTTTGTAATATTTACTCGTAGTATACTCATACCCATGCGACATAAAATCGTTTAGAATATCATCTACTAAAATGTCTGTAAATATCATATCCCTATATCTGTCACTCCAGCGTGACATACTCATACTTATAAAGTTAGTGTCATAATTAAAAAGAATATACAGTTCTTCAAACACTTCTGCAAAAATACTATTCTTTTTATTAAGTACTTCACGTCTATCGCTTAGTGGCGCTTTATTAGCCTTTATATCGAAAAGATATAGTATAAGTATCATGTTTGAAAAATACACTTCATTAGATACATAACGCATAAATTTCTCCTTCTCGCTTATTATAACAGTTTCTAATACGCGTGTCAAGTACCCGAGGTCTTATTATAATTTACACGCTAAAATATAATAAGCATAGTTCTATAGTTCTTATATTATATATTTTATAATAAAGAATATAATAGTACCTAGGCTCCCTGGGTCCCTTAACCCAAGTATACACGATTTATTTCCATTTGTCAAATCCTAACTCGGAAGTATTTTATTTCATAGTATATTCCGAGTTGTCAAGGATTACTTGACAGATTGTTTTAATTGTAGTATAATTTATTCGGGTAATAGTATACCCAATTCTATGTCAGGAGATTTATATGAATTATTTATGTTGCGTCTGTGACAACAGGGCTGCTAAAGATAGTAAGTTTTGTAAAGATTGTGTTGTTATTTATACGGAAGTAGAAAATGAACCGTGGTTCATTGACCTTTGTAAGCTTATGAAAAAGCAGAGATTAATTGATAATATGGAGCGTTACACTCTTTATAAAAGTAATACACAAGGGGTTGTTCCACTTAAAACGCCGCGTTCATCTGGAAGACCGAAGACTTCTATTGTTATTAAAGAACTTATTAAAATTTTAAAAAAAGATGACAAAACTCTATCTGTTAGAGAGATTGAAGAAATTTGTAAAAATTCAAAAATTAAGGTATCACGAGAGACAATACGCAGAGTTCTTAATGAGGTAAATAATGACGAGAGTGTTTAGTTATGGCGGTGGCGTTCAATCAAATGCAGCACTAGTCCTTAGTGCACAGAAAAAATTACCATACACGCACTTCATATTTGCTAACGTCGGTAATGATACCGAAAATCCCGAAACTTTAGAGTATGTTGAAAAGTACGCAAAGCCATACGCAGAAAAACACGGTTTGTTCATAATAGAAATTCAAAAATCAAGCAATTCAGAAGAAAAAAGCACTTTATACAAAGAGCTTCTTAGTTCAGAGCGTTCTGTAACCATTCCTATGTTTATTGACGGAGTTCCTATACGTAGAGAATGTACTTCAAACTGGAAAATAGCTGTTGTTGAAAAATTTATGAGAGAATACGCCGGGGCCAAGAGAAAAAGAAAAAGACCAATTGGCATCGGGATAAGTTTAGATGAGTTTAAAAGAATGCGCACTAACTCGGATGACCGAGTTACAATAATGGAATACCCGCTTATTGACCTACGGCTAACACGAGAAGATTGTGTTGAACTTATACTAGAAGCCGGTCTCCCTGTACCTCCGAAATCATCCTGCTGGTTCTGTCCATATAAGAAAATTAGCGAGTGGAAAAATTTAAAAAATGAAAAACCAGAATTATTTTTAAAAGCTATCGAACTAGAGAAAAAATTATCAAAACAAATATATGAAAATTCAACCGCATTACTTACAGGTAAAAAAGTATTTTTAGAAGAAGCAGTTGCTGAGTATGAAGCAAAAGTAATTAAGTTAGAAAATTATTCAGAAAGTGATGACCCTGAAAATTGTGAATCTGGTTTTTGCATGACATAATGTCTGACACAAAATATGATATACATATAGAGGGGTAAATTTATTTAATTTATTTTTTAGGAGGCCCTATGGGAATAATTGTCCCCAATTCCTCGCCAATTACATTGGCTGCGGATGAAATTAACTCAGAGTATTATCAAAAATTTATTATCTCTGATGGAGCGGGTAACTCGTACTACTCAGGAAATCCGCTTCCCACTACGTTTACTGTTTCTGGATATGACTCAACAGCTACTACGTATCAAGGTTCATACGCACCAATTGGTGGCGTATATATCAATGATTTAACCGGCACTGACTTTACCGAAATGATTGACGGCGAGTCAGCTACTGTCCGAATGAATAATCGTCGCGCAATTATGACAGCATCAGATGGTCAAGTTACTACACTTGTGGAAGCACAGCCAAATAACTACCATGATGTTGTTGTTGCAAGCGGAGCATCCTTTAACGGAGTAACAACTCCAGCATATAGCAGTTTCTTTGATTATACGAGTCAACAATTAACGCGCTACGTATATATACCGCTTTCTAAATCTGGATGGAAAAGATTAAATCTTTTCGTAAAGCATAATCTTGTCAAAGACTCAGATTCTCTAGCGGCTGACCTAGGCGTTAACTTATTCGCAGACTTTGGTCAATTTACAAATGATTTTCCAATAGTCAATGACACAATAAGCGGTACAGCTGGTTCAATGGTAGGGAGAGTTTATATGTGTACAGCACCTACAAATCAAAGTAATAATGTTATGCACATTCCTGAATTTGATTCTCCTCTAGCAGGGGTTCTTATTTCATTGACTAATACAGAAGATGTTACAGGTAATATTGAAATATACGCATCTAAATCAGCTTAGGAGATTTAATGAAAGTTGGTCAATTTGTAGAATGGGATTCCTCAGGTGGTAAAGCACTTGGGAAAATTACCCAAATTGTGCGTGATGGTATTGTACCAGACATTGCAGTAAAGATAACTGGAACTCCAGAAGAACCTGCCGCTCGTATTCAAGTGTACAAAGAAAATAGTGAAGGTGAATACGAACCTACAGATACTTTTGTAGGACATAAAATAAGCGAACTTCGAGGTACTAAATCCCTTTCTGAAGAAGATATGGAAGAAGAACTTACGCCAAGGCAGACTGCTCTTGTAAATGCTTATGTTACGATTGCTGATACCTATGGGAAGTTTGGTTGGGGTACAGACAGTGAAGGCTCTCACTACACACCAGCGGAAAAGAATCCATTTAAGGCTGAGGGACTAGTTTGTAAAAACTGCGCTCTTTACGCTGAAGACAGTCAATCCTGCTCAATTGTTGCTGGTATTATTGAACCAGAGGCAATTTGTAAGTTCTGGGTTATTGAGAACTATGAACTAGAAAACGGTCAAGAATCCCCAGAAGAGCCTATGGAAACAGAAGCGGCATCTCGTTGGGTTCTTGGAGGTTCTCGAAACTTACCCGTCGTTGAGGATGAATCCTGGGAAGGACCGGCGGCACAAGCACAGATATTTGCGCTAGCTGGTTTTGATACAGAATCACCAAAACCAGAAATAGCTCGCCGTGGATTTCTTGTATACGACGCCTCAGCACCAACACTTAAGGGTTCATACAAACTACCATTTGCTATCGTGCGAAACGGTCGTTTAGTAGCATCTAGAGCTGGATTACGAGCAGCGGCTCAGAGACTTCCACAAACGGATATTTCTAGCGAACTTATGAGCAGAGCTCAAAATATTTTAGATTCTTATAAAGAAAAAGATAAAACAGAAGCCGCCCGATACTCTGATATTGACTTTTCACCACCAGATGCAGTTCGCTCAGCAGCTAAGCGTGGCCTTGAATTGCATGAAAAAGGACTCAGTGGAAATGGTTTAGAGCCAGCCACAGTTCTTTGGGCACGGAAATATTCAGAGGGCCAGTCAGTTAGTCCAGAAAGAGCTCGAATGGGTAATAGATTCTACGGAAGAAATGCAAGATTTGCAAACGCGCCGAAGGATTCACCCGCATGGGTTTCCTGGCTTTTATGGGGCGGCGCTGCTGGAAAATCTTGGTTTTCTAGTTTAGTGAGGCAAATGGATAACGCAGAAAAGAAAAGCAAGGCAGAGCATCAAATAAAATCATCAGTTCACGGCTTTATGCGAATGGCAGAGACTACAAACTCAAACCCATTGCTTAAAGAAGTAGAGCTTATTCTTACCGACTTTGAAGCGAATGCGAATAAAGAAGGCATTCCTCAAAAAGAGTCGGCAAATATTATACGAACAGCACTACACACTCCGATTAAAATAGCAGTCGCTGAGAATAACTATGCTGGTCACAAAGGTGCAATACCTGTTGGACCAATCATTGAGGTGTATGAAGATACACATAATGATAAACCAGTTATCAAAGCAAAGGCTATTATTTGGAGCGACGAATTCAAAGAGGTATACTCGCTACTCAAGTCACAAGCTGGAGAGCGTGAGTATATAGGAACATCTTGGGAGGTTTACTACCAAGATGCCGATAGCATTGATGGTGTAAATTGGCTCAACAATGTAACGTTCGCAGGAACATGTATTGTTGATGTTCCAGCCTACGGAGAAAGAACTAAATTATTAAAGGTAGCCGAAAAAGAAATGGTTGAAGAATTACAAACAAAGATTAAAGAACTTGAAGCAAGCCTTCAAGAAAAGGAGAATGAAATCAATGGCCTACGGGAAGAAAACAATGCCTACAAAGCAGAAGCCGATGCCAAAGCCCAAGCCGAAAAGCGGCAAAATGTAGCTAGTAAGCTAGTTACAGCAGGCTTTACACAGAGTGAAGTTGATGAAAAGATTGAGTTCTATTTGCAACTTCCCGAAGATGCGTTTGAAAAAATTCTTGCTGACTTTGTCAAAACACGAACAGAGGCTTCGAAGAAAGACGAAGTAAATCCAATTATACCAGAACCAAAGGGTTCTCATGATAAGCTTGATTCAAAGGCAATTGCAAGTGGGTTAAAACAACTTCTGAGTAAGAAGTAGGTATACCATGCCCTTTGAATACCGAGAAAACGAAAACCGAGTCTTTAACTACTGCGTTTACCGGAAGGGTGATGAGAAACCGATGCAATGCTTTGAAACTGCTGAAGAAGCTCAGGCCTATTGGATGGGTCTAACAATTTCAGAAGAAACTCAAGCAGAGCAACAAAAATCTAAAATTTTAGCCGAAGCTTTATTGCAAGTGCTAAAGAAAAAATAACGGTGATATAGCATGGCAGTAGTCGCAATTCCTAGGCATAGTGCACAAGCAGTAGCTGGCAGACATGATATAATAGAAGGTCGTGGTGTTCGGTACACTACCAAGGGCGCTGGTCATGATGACTTGCACCAGGTAGAGTACCCAACACATAAAACGCCTGGATATGTCTGGGTTGCTATTTGTCCCCCTGATAATTTTCCAGTTCCCATCCCGGACGGATTATATTTGGCTACATATAAAAGTACGTATAATATCAAAGACGCTACTATTTACACAAACCCATCACAAACTGGAACTGAATACCTAACACATCTATCAGAGATGAATAGCCCTACACTCGTAGCCAGTCACTCTCTTGTTGCTTTGTATAAAGGAATAATTGGAATTACGCCAGAATGTTATACTGCAAATAAGGCACAAACACTCGTTCCGGGCATGGAACTTGTTATGAACCCGAATGGTATATTTACTCATCGTGAAAATAATGACCCCGCCAACTTAGTTGTCGGTCGAGTAGAGTTTTATCAGATTCAAACTGGTTTACTCTATATAAATGTATTTTAAAGTAGACGAAAGTCTAAATCTAAAAGAGGTAACAAATAAAAAATGGCTGTACTAGTAACTACAATCCGCTCACGTCAGGGCGTTGCTGCTACCACAATTGTGGAAGGGCGCGCAGTTGTTGTGGGTGCATCTGGCGTTCGGAATGACCTTCCTAACGTGACTTATGCCGCTGCGAACACCACTCAGGGTGTGTACGTGGCTTTCTTCCCACCTGATGACTTCCCGCGGCCAACTCTCCGCGACATGTACACTACACCGTATAAGCAGACCTATAATGTTAACAACACGGCTCTTTACGGTAATCCTAGCCTGACACAAACAGTTGACCTAGTTCCTCGTTCGCAGTGGAAAGAGCCTAGCGCTTACAGTGGTGAACTAGTTGCTCTTCACTGGGGTAAGATTGGCATTACTTCGGGATGTTTCATCTCAAGCGCTGATATCAAAGTCCCGGGTAACAAAGTTAAAGTTTCTGCAAGCGGTCTATTCGAATATACTGCTTCAAACTATATTGTTGGTGAAGTTGACCGCTATGATGCAATGACCGAAACCCTATATCTTATCCTTTACTAAACTTGGAGAATAAATTAATAATGGAACAGAATGAACTTTTGAAGGCTGTAGCAGAGCAGGCTAAAACTGCTGGCACAAGCCCGACCGGTAAGTCAGCGTTTGCTGAAACAATTATCAATATGGTTGAGCCAAATCACCTAAGCTTGGACTTGTTCAGCACGTTCATGCCAACGCGACAGGCTGCTCTGGGCGACACTATTATCCGTAGAGTACGTAGAGGCCGTTATGGAATCCAGACAATGGTTCCTGGAACGAACCACTTGGTAAGCCAGCCAACCGATGTGCAGGATTACCACACGTATGTGTTTGATCGCCTGATTGGTGGTGCTCGCGAAAGCGTTTGGAATCTTCGCAACGGTGATTTGACCACAATTGACCGTATGCGTCAGCAACTTCAGTGGGACCTTACCGATAATCTTATCGCTAAGGTTTTTGCGCTGTTGGGTAGCGTCTGGAATGGCACGGACACGCCAAATAACTACGCAACCACAACTAACCTAACCTACACCATTCTTGACAACATGATTGAAAACCTATTGCTCACCGCGGGTGATATCAAGGCAATCATCGGAACAAGAACCGCACTACGTAACATCTACAACTTTGCTGGATGGAGAGAATGGAACTACATGAGTGGTTCTGGCGCAATCGCCTACCCTGTTACGCCAAAGTTGATTGAATATCTGGATACCAATAAGGTATCGACTTATAAGGGTATTCCTTTGATTGAATTGCCACAGGTCTTCAAGAACCAACTTCCTGACTTCCGTGAGAAGCTTATCCCTGACAATCAGATTATCTTGGTCGGTGCTAACGCCGGTGAGATTTTGATGTACGGTGGGGTTGAGTACCAAGACTACACAGACATGACAATTCAGCCTGCTGATTACATCCTCAACGCTTGGATGAGCTATGGTATGATTGTTGATATGCCTGAGAACATCGGCGTCATTAAGCTTACCTAATAAATAATACGAAAGGATGGGGGAGCTAGACTCCCCCTTAGAGGATTTTATGGGCTCTACAAATAACATTTTTCCAGAACTAGAAGATAAAGTATTTAAACGGTACTCAAAAGTTCCGGTGCATATTCTATCAGGATTACGCCCTGACCCGTATGAAACAAGAAAATCAATTCCGTGGGTTTTACAAACAAAAGACGAAAACTACAGTATTAAAGAAAAGAAATTGACTTTTGAGTATGAGGACGAGGTTATTGAACTTTACTCACAATATGAAGTAGATACTTTCAAACGATTGAACAAAAATTTGTTTGATAAAGGTTACTTTAAAGAATATCTTGGTGAGCAGTCTCCTGTTAATACAACAAACATTCTTAGTGACGAAGAACTTTCGAATATTGCTGATATCCGCTCCAATGAGACTTTTGCAGTAGAACTAAATAAGCTGACTAGCACATTTACTCTTGAACGGCTTAAACAAATAGCAATAGCCACTGGAAAATCAGTTAAGAAAATTCAACTGATTGATTCCAGAATTGAGGCACTGAACGATGGGGATAGTTAATTTAAATGACGTATTAATAATACGACAAAAAGCAGAAGAGTTTTTACTTAGCACCGCTCAATTAGTTCGCTTTCTCGGTGTACAATCACAAGACGGAGAAATAGTAAATGCATATTCTAGTCCAGAAACTATTGCATGTAGAATACTAAATCGCTCTGGTGACGTAACTTCATCGGTAGCGGCACAGTTTCGTGCACTCCAGCAATCAACAACTCGTCAGTTATATAGAATGCAAATTCCGTATAGCCTTACAGTAACGACAAAAGATAAGATTACATTTAATGGTCAATCATATGATATTAAATATGTTCCTATAAAACACGAAATGATGGGCGCACAAATTATATTCATTGAGGAGCTTAGTTAATGCAAATAGATATCCCAATTGGTATAAGCATAGCACCATCAAAGGGTTCAAAATCAGAGACACTAAAAGGTATTGCTGATATAGAATCTTTTATGAAGAATATGCCGAAAATTATAAACCAGTTTGGTAAGCGTGCAGAAAAAGCTTCTAAGCATATCGCTCCTGTAAAAACAGGAGGTCTAAGAAACAGCATTAAAGCAGAGATAGATATATTTGGTGTTGGTTTAACAGTCTCGCCGAATGATTATCTAGAAGAATCTATGGAGTGGAATAATTCTGACGAATTTGACAATCCAAAAAAGAGTATTCCAGTAGGAAATCCTGTTCGTGGAATAATGCAAGAATTTGGTTATCCTTATGACTACGATTACTGGCACGCTCCTTATGCTCCAAATCCAAAGGGTGGTAAGGCCGGGATAAAAGGCCTAGGTTATATGCGTATCGCATACGTAATAGCCGCGCGGTCACTCCATACAGATAATATAGCTTATGGTTTAAATGGTATAAATAGACAATCTGTTATTGGCTATGTAAGGTCAACTGAAAAAGAGTTTTCTGCTTCTATGCAAAAACTTCTTGTAAAGTATGTGCAAAGAAAAAATCTTCCAAGATATCTAAGTACAAAGTCAACGCCTCAGGCACCATTTAAACTAGACCTCGGTAAAAAGATATCTTATGGTGTCATAAAAGATATTTCACTCAATCTTCCATTAAACATTGAGAATAATTATGGAGACTCAAGTTCATACAGACGTGGGTTAAATCTAAGCACAGCAACACGGTCTTTCTACGGAAAAGAAGAAATGCTTGGCGGATTTTTGATTTAATTAAGACTAATTATATATAAATCGGAGTTAATATGCACGAACCAGCACTATATGCAAATATATGGAAATTTATAGGCAGGTCCTTGAGTGGCATAGCACCTGCATATAGTGGGCGTGTTTATTACCAAGCAGCGCCTGTAAGCACAACATTTCCAGTCCTTGTATACCAGCCAATAGTAAATCAGTCATACGCACACTTAATGCTAAATGACAGTTACTGGCAGGGTATGGTAGTATTCCGCTCAATAGCACAATCGTTCACAGAAGCGCAGGAACTACTTACAACTGTAGCAAATACACTAAGTAATAATATAGCACTAGTATCAGTATCAGGGGTTTCAATCCCATATTCTGTTCGCTATGATATATGTGAGGTTCCTAGCTTTCCTGTAGAAAAACTTAGTGATGGCTACATTTATACTGCGGCCATTACTATGGATACATATATATTCCCAACTGATTACTAGGAGAATAACAAAAAATGACCATTATCAAAGGTCTAGATGGGTGGCTTAAAATTAAAGTTTCGGGTAGCAACGACTATGTCAACGCAAGATTCATCTCGCAATGGCAGGCTACTCTGAACACCTCACAGGTTGACCAAGGCCCATTCTTAAATGATGACGGCAAGGTTTATACCTTCACCACAACAAAGAGAATTACGGGTAGCTTTGATGTTACCCTACCAATTGACAGAACTGAAATTCACACAGCTCTGATTAACTCTGCTAATAGTGGTATCGAAGTCGGTATTCGATTAATTTCAAAGGGTGGCTATACTTGGAATATTCCTTCTGGTATCGTCACAGGATATAACGTCACGAATAGTGCGGGGGACGCGGTTACAATGAGCTTCGACTTCACTGATAACGGCGGATTTACGGTTGCAAATAGCACAACAACTAACTCAAATAACGAGTCCTAGTTAACTGCTTAGTATTCCCCCATGATTATCATGGGGGTTTACTTTTATTATAAAAAGGGAGAAACACATGATTTTAGATTTTGTCACCGGACACGGTGATTACTATAATGATATTGACGATTTAATGAAGGATGACCCCACAATTGAAGTTGATATTCAAGGAAAGGGTATGAAAAAACGCCTAAGAATTCGTGCATTATCTTTCGCTCAGATGGAAAAAATTGCAAAAGCATCTACTGATTCTGAAGGTAAAGTTGATAATATTGAATTTGTTATTAATACATTATGTGAGGGCGTTGTGCGTCCTAAGTTTAATACGGCGCAAGCTAAAAAATTACTTGATGCACATGGCGAAACGGTAAAAGAAATTGCAGAAAATATTTGGCAGCTTGGTAGAATATCGAAAGATGCTTTCGATGAATATCTCAAGGCATTACAAGAACTTAACGACACACCGTCAACCGAGTAAGTACGAAGGAATTGCGACCGTAGTACTTAGAGCTAATATGGCGCGGGAAGAACTCCTCACTTGGATTTCTTCACTAACTCCAGAGGAAAGATTAAATCTACTTCATATAAAATCTTTAGGAAGAATAACAGGCCTAGAAATAGACATGCTACTTCGACTAAAAACATTTGATTATGAGTCACAAACAAGACGTAGAAAATCTGCTTTGGAACAAAGGGAAAAAGAAGAATTACAAGCAGAGGAGGCAATAGTCCGTAGTTTACTTGCGGGCGAATAAATATGGCAGCAGACAGTGTAAGTATTATTTTTGAGACAAACGCAAGTTCAGTATCCAAAAGCATTGCGGAAATGACTGCGGAAATTAATAAGTTAAAAAGTGCTTCCAGAGGGGGAGCTCGACAGTCTGGTGCACAGACTGTAGAAACTTTGGGAAGAGCATTTAAAGCTTCAAACCGACCAGATTTAAGTAGACAGTCTGACTTAAATTCAATACGAAATGCTTCAAGAAGAGGTTTAACTGACCGCTTAGAAACAGCGACATTTGTTGCCGCGGATATGTTAAAAAGAACTAAAGGAGCTGAAAAACTTGTTGCTGAGCTAAACGAGGGCGTTGGGTACGCAATAGATGAGGGGTTTAGACCACTACGAGAGGCTTCAAACGCATTAAGAAAAAAAGCATCAAAAACAAAAGATGATAAAAAGAAAACAGAGTATCTAAACGCAGCTGACGAAATTGATAAGTATGTCAATCAGTATCAACGACTTATTCCTGGTCAAAAAGCGGCTAAAAGAGCTTTTAAAGAAGCAGATTCATTAGCAGCGCTTGAAAAAGCTCAAACTGCTTTTCAAAAAATTGGTATTGAAATGGGTTCTACGGCGGACTTAACAAAATACGCTAACAGACTTAGTCAAATATCACCAGCAATTGCGCAGTCGGTAAAGTCCTTACGTGATAGTATGGATAAGATAAGCCCACAAGACTACATGAAAAGACTTGCTGAAATAAGCATGCGTGGAGTTTCTACACTTACATCCCAGAGAGATGCTTTTACAAAACAAATAAATACAGCATCCACTGGGGCAGCCGGAAAAGGCGGAGCTTTTCGCGGTATTTTTGAAAAAAGATTTGGAAATGTCGATGACATGTTAACATCTGGAAAAATGTTTGAATTCAAAGATATTGCAGACCAAACGGCGTTTGGGGCTTGGAAAGACTCAGTTAGAAAAAGTATGGCCGGTTATATACAAAAAGAACTTGACCCTAAAGGAATTAAACAGTTAACTGCCTTAGGTGAAGCAAAGAAAACTGGTGATACTGAAGAAATACAAAAATCTCTAGTAGCAGCTGAAAGAGCGGTTAAAACACGTCTATCAAAAATGTATGAGCAATTAGCTAAACTTGAAGATATTGCAAAAACAACAAAAGATAGAGATTTAAATAATATCATTACAGGACTTAAAAGACAGATAGGAGCTCAATCTCAAGTTCTTGGTTCACAGCTTGCGGACGGAGCATTAAAAGTTCAAAAAGGTGTAGACCAGTCTTTACAACAAACTATTAATGTTATGGCTGATAGAGTAAGAGTTGCTCGCGGTAGTAAAACTATGACTACGGCGGCTAATATCGGTAAATTAATAGATACAACAGATGAAGCTGTCTTCCAAGGAATATCTGATTTTACAAATACTTTTAAACAAAAAAAGTTTAGAAGTCTTGGCGGCAAAACAATGGAAGGTGCTGGACTTAGCAAAGACCAGCAAAATTTATTAAATACACAAATTCTTGGAAAAACGGGATTCTTCTCAGCAACTACGCAAGAAGGAAGAATGGGCGCTTTAGATGAAGCTTTTCAATTTATAAAACCAGCTCTTATGGGAGTTGGATTAAAGGGAAAAGAACTATCAAACGCTGAGGATTCTTTCCGAGCAATGCTTGTTAAGATGACTTCAATTTATGGAGAATTAGCCAATCATACTCAAGGCCTTAACGCAGAAATATCTAAAGAGGTGCGTACTAGAGCCGCTAGACTTGTTAAAGAGGGTAAGTATGATGAAGCACGTAAACTTATAAATGACGCTTCACAGTATATAGCGGCAGATGTTAACGCGGGAAGGCCTAGTAAGCGTGGTGGCGGTAAAGCTGGAAATAAAGCAAAGGGCAGAGTAGACTTAAACCCTCAAGCACAGTCTGACATGACTACTAATGCTGATTATATTGAAGGATTAATAGCAGACCGTCAAAAAGACCCTAAAAATTCATTTATGGGTAAGCTTAGACAAGTCAGTGCATTTGCAGGCTCAATACTTAATGTTTATGGGCTTGTTGCTTCAGTTGTCGGTACTGTGGTAAACTTAACCACACAACTCATACAAAAAGCGAATGAACTAGATAAAGTTGCTTCAACAGTTAATGCTCTTGGTGGTTCTTTTGAAAACTTCTCTCAAGCTATGAAGGTTGCTACTTTACAACAAGCAAAGTATGGTGGTACAATGACTGAAACCATGCAAGGCCTTACAAGCTTGATGCCGTTAACAAAAAGATATGGAGTTGACTTAGGTCAACTAGATAATATTGCCCGGCGTTTAGCAGTTGTTGACCCACTTCAAGGATTTCAAGGAGCATCTATTGCCCTTAAAGAATTCTTTTCAGGAGACATTACTTCCCTTTCGAGAAGATTTGAAATTGATAGAAAGTCACTAAACTCAATTAAAGCCGCAGGAACACAAGCAGAGCAATTACAGGCTTTGGATAAAGCTCTTAATAACATGGGTATTTCCAATGATGTTCTTGCAGCTAAAACAGAAACAGCCGCAATTAAATTTGACAGAGCCGGCGCATCGTGGGATAATTTTCAAACAATTGTTGGAAAAAGTCTACAA